AGGCGGTGTAAATGTGTATATAGTTTTGCTGATCTTGCTTTTACCGGTTCAAATAATTCTTGAATTGATGAAATTAAATAAATAAGTTTGCCGCCCTGGTTCATTCCGGGGCGGTTCTTTTATGCTTTTCAGGGTGCAGCCGGGGCGGGTTGCTTGATACCGGGGCCGGGGGATATATCTACCGCCACCGGGCCGGGGTGAGTGGCGAAAATTCCCACAAAAATAAAAAGGCTTTATTCCTAACAAACTTCATTCAGTTACAAATCTTATTCAGTAACAAAATATTTTCACCCCCCTTATTGACAACAAAATAAATTCAGTGTATAGTGTCATCAAGAGGTGATTACCATGTATATCAACAAGGCTATCCGAGATTTGATGAAAGCGAAAAATGTTTCTCTTCTGACCATGGCAAAGGCTCTTGGTAAAGAGCGTGGCAATGAAATCAGCTCTCGGCTGAGAAGCACTAACCTATCCTTCAACAGCGCAGTCGAAATGCTGTCCGCCCTGGGTTATGAAGTGGTCATTCAGGAGAGAAAACCCGGAGTCCGCAGAGCTGACCAAATTCTGATTGACCAGAAGGAAGACCCGAAGTATGACCTGGACGCTCTATTGGGGTCAGGCGGTGATAGCAAGTGAAATATGGCACTGAAATAAGCTGTTGCCCTCTTTGTGGCGGCAATATCATAGTATCTGACCATTGGCAGTTCAGTTATGACCGAGTTGTTCTTAAAAGCGGTAAGCTGTCGAAGAGAACCAAAAGGTCAAATTCTGGCCCTATGGAGGTAATGACTGCCGCTTGTGAAAATGTATTCGATGGTACTTGTTCTGCAAATTGGGACGCTGATGATTTTAATTTGTCTGAGGAAGAGAAATTTATAGATTACAAATACTCAGAACAGGGTGAGTCTAAATGAAATATGGCTATGGCCGGGTGTCAGCCAAAGACCAGAGCCTTGCTCGTCAGCTTGCCGCTCTGAAAGCCTATGCTCCTGATCTGGACGATGACCATATCTTCACCGATAAGCAAAGCGGAAAGAATTTCAACCGGGAACATTACTTAAAGCTAAAATCCATCTTGGTTCCCGGTGATGAAATTTTGGTTGAAGAATTAGACCGGTTTGGACGGAATAAAGCGGAAATCAAAGCTGAGTTGGAGTGGTTCAAGGAGCATGGTATTATTGTCAGGGTGTTTGATGTTCCTACCACGCTGATGGACTTCCATGGGCAGGATTGGATTGGCGAGATGGTCAATAACATTCTGATTGAAGTTATGGGAGCAATGGCAGAACAGGAGAGGAAGAAGATACGGAAGCGTCAAGCTGAGGGGATAGCCGCTATGCCAGTAGTTGGAGGGAGAAAAGTATCTGCCAAAACAGGAAGGGGGTTTGGTCGCCCTGCTTATGAGATTGACCCGGATGAATTTAAGGCCCTGGTGCAAAAACAGAAAGAAGGGCTGGTTACGGTGAATGACGCTTGCCGTCAACTTGGTATCAGCAGACCTACATGGTATGAGAAAGTGCGAAAGGTGGTGTAATCTCATGGGACAATACGACAATTACAGTAATGAGAAAAATATTGCCAAAGCGCAAAAGAGGCTGGATAAGTTGATGGCAAAATGTAATCCTGATCTGTACGAAGTGGAGTTGGCCCGAAAGGAGTTGGAAACGGCAAGGCTGTTTGAGCGGTGTCAAATCTTTGGGACAGAGGGTTGGAGAAAGAACATTTATAATCCTAATGCCAACATCATGTTCAGTGATGATAACGAGGTTATGATGTTTTTCGACAAGCTGATTTCCTATCGGGATATAAGTTCCTATACCATTGTTGAAAATATCGTCAAAGAAACGCATACTAAGACCAAGAAGACCGGGGCAATAGCAAGGGCTATTGTAGGCGGTGCGATTGCCGGAGGGGTTGGAGTCGTGACCGGAGCGATTACAGCGGGGTCAAAGTCCAGCACCATCGTACATGAAATACCAGACGGGTTCTTTCTGCAAATCCTCCTGAAAGACGGCTCCGGGTATCAGTGTCCGGTTCCGAGCAACGGAACAATCTCCAATAAAGTTCCGAAGATGTGGCTCCATTTGGCGAGTAAATTACAGGCCATCGTGGAGAGGAACAAAGAATAAATAGGCTCACGCAAAGGCGGGAGTAACAGCCAATACGGGCTATCGGAGAAATCCGGTAGCCCCTTTCTTTTTTTTGAGGGAGGTCATTATGAAAATTGATGTACTGGGTACGAAATATAATCTGCGCCGAGTCAATTATAACCAGGACGAGTTCATGCGGAAGATGAACTATGGTGGCTACTGTGACAACAACACCAAAGAGATCGTTATTCTCAATCTCAGAAGCACCCCGGATTGGGCTGAGGCTCAGGAAGAAATCATTCAGCGTATGGAGAAATGTACTATCAGACATGAGTTGGTTCACGCTTTCCTTAATGAGTCCGGGTTACAGTGGAATAGCTTTGCCCCGGATAAAGCGTGGGCCAAAAACGAGGAAATGGTTGACTGGTTTGCCATCCAGTTTCCGAAAATGTATGAAGCGTTCCGGCTTGCCGGAGGAATTTGAGGTGATTTTTATGGATTATCGGAAGCTGGCAGACAGTATTAAACGGCACATTGGGAATAAGCCGGAAGATCATGCCGCCTACATTGACCTGTTATCCCTTTGCCGCCAGTGGGAAGCGGAAGATTTTCAAGCGGCGCACGAGGTCAGTAAAGAGTTGCGGGTTCTCTCGGCCAAGCAGTTACGCAGAACTTCTCCGAAAGAGGCGGAGCATTTCTATGAAGCATGGAGGAAGAGCCTCCTGTTTGACGCTCCCCATAATTTTGACGCTTTTATGACCTATATTGAGCTTGACCGGAAGCCGGAAAAGCGGTTCTATGCTCCCCGGAGGCATTATCTGAAACCCATGGTACAGGGCTTCCAAGATATTCTTGATAAAAAGCTGCGTCTTTTAACAATATCCATGCCGAAACGAGCGGGAAAGTCACAAACAGGTATCAATTTTGTTAATATGCTCTCTGGCAAATTCCCTGACCGCTCTACACTGATGGAGGGAACCGGTGATGACCTTGTAAAGAGCTTCTATAATGGGTGCTTAGAATATCTGATAGTTCCGAATGAGTATCTATTCTATGATGTATTCCCGGATGCCCGTCTGGTGCAGACCGGAGCGGACACGAAGATCATCAACCTCAAATCCAAGTCCCGGTTCCCTACTATCATGTGCCGTTCCATTGATGCTCGTCAGGTAGGTTTGTCCGAGGCTACGAATGTGCTTTATCTGGATGACTGTGTGGAGGGTCGTGAAGAGGCAAAGAACCGCCAGCGGCTTGATGATAAATGGGAAGTGATTTCCGGCGATATTATGGGCCGAGCCATTGAGGGTACGCCCATGGTATTCACTGGTACTCGATACTCCATCTATGACCCTATTGGGCGTGTCCAGGAATATGCGGCGCAGGAGAATTGGCCTTGGAAAGCCATTGAAATTCCGGCTCTCGATCTAATCACGGACGAGAGTAATTATGAGTATGAGCGAGAGGGCCAGAAGATTTTTACCACGGCATATTTCCGGGAGCAGAGGGAACTTTTATCCGCCGAGCAGTTTGAGAGTGAGTTCCAGCAACAGCCTTTTGAGGCCAAGGGTCTTCTGTTCAACAAGGATGAACTGAATTATTTCTTTGAGCTGCCTCCTGACCGGGAGCCGGACACCATCATTGCCGTAGGCGATACTGCTGAGAGTGGTTCGGACTCCACCTCCCTCCCGGTGGCCGTCATCTACGGCACCGAGGTTTATATTGTCGATGTGGTCTTTGATGACGCTCCCGCAGAGGTAACAAAACCGGAGTGTGCCAAGTGCCTGATCTCCAACAGGGTCGCTTCTGCTACTTTTGAGGCCAACAATGCAGGTCAATATTATGCCCGTGATGTGGCAGAAATCATTCGGCAGCAAGGGTACTCCATCGGTATCAGAACGAAGCGGACGATTTCAAATAAACAGACTCGAATTGAATTTGCCTCCGACAACATCAAGAAGAACTTCTATTTTAAGCACCCGGCCACTTATAAACGAGGCAGTCAGTATTGGAATTTCATGAAGGAGCTGACCACCTATACCCGAAGCGGCAAGGTTCCACACGATGACGCACCTGACTCCCTGGCTCTTCTGGAAAACGAAATTCGTATGCTGGCCGGAGGGAAAATCGAAATCTTCAAGCGGCCATGTTGAAAAATAGAATATCCAATGGTATTATAAAGAGTTATTCATTGACAAGCATTGGATATTATGCTATCATGAAAGATGATAAAATGGCTCTTTGATAGGAGGTGACATGAATGGGAGGCAGAGCGTTATTTGGTCGCAGGGTGATTTATACCGATGTGGCCGCAATCAACGATAATAACATCATTGATGTTCTGCAAAAGGCCCTGTTCATTCACCTCATGAACCAGGCAGATATTAGTTATCTGTACCGATACTACAAGGGAGATCAGCCGGTTCTTTACCGAAAGAAAGAAGTTCGGCCTGAAATCAATAACAAAGTCGTTGAGAACCGAGCCAATGAAATCGTATCTTTCAAGGTTGGCTATCTGATGGGTGAGCCTGTCCAGTATGTCAGTCGTGGGGATGACGAGAAAATTGCCAAGAAAATCACGCAGCTCAATGATTATGCTTTGTCTGAGGATAAGGCCGCAAAGGATAAGGAGCTGGCTGATTGGTCGCACATTTGTGGAACTTCCTACCGCATGGTTCTTCCCGATGGTGCGGCTGATGTGGAAGAGGACGAAGCTCCGTTTGAGATTTTCACGCTTGACCCTCGCTATTCCTTTGTGGTCTATTCCACGGCCTTGGGCAATCCCGCCATGATGGGTGTTCAATATATCCTGAAAGACGATGGAGTGTTGGTCTTTAGCTGTTACACCGCCGACCACTATTATGAGGTGGAAAACACTTGGGCAATCAGGCGGAGCGAGGAACAGTATTTGGGTATTCCCATCATTGAGTACCCGGCAAACAAAGCCCGTTTGGGTGCTTTTGAAATCGTCCTCCCTCTTCTGGACGCAATCAATAATGTGGAGTCTAATCGACTGGACGGCGTAGAGCAGTTTGTTCAGGCTCTTATGCTTTTCCACAATGTCGATATTTCTTCTTCGGATTATCGTGATCTGCGGGAAGAGGGCGCAATCAAGTACAAAGACATTGACCCTCAGTTTAAGGCTGAGATTGAGTACCTGACTGCTGAACTGAACCAGACGCAAACGCAGACCCTTGTGGACAGTATGTATAATACAGTTCTCACGATCTGCGGTATGCCGAACCGAAATGGCGGTTCTTCCACCAGCGACACCGGTTCTGCCGTCATCATGCGAGATGGTTGGTCTGCGGCAGAGGCAAGAGCTAAGGACAGCGAATTGATGTTTAAGAAGTCAGAGAAGGAGTTTTTGAAAATCCTTCTTCGCATCTGCGACAACTTGAGCGATCTGAGCTTGAAGCTCTCTGCTATTGAAATTCGTTTCACTCGCCGCAATTATGAGAATATCTCGGAAAAGGCTAATGTGCTGATTACCATGCTGAACAATCCTAAAATTGCTCCGGTTCTGGCCTTTATCCATTGCGGAATGTTCTCTGACCCCCAGGTTGCTTACAAAATGAGCATGGAGTATGCGGAAGAGCAGGAGAAAAAGGCGGCGGAGTTTGCCGCCAAGCAACAGAATAATAGGGAGAGTGAAGGGGATGAATCCGGTAGTGAACCTGACAGCAAAGGTAGTTCAGGAGATCAATGAAATCCTCTCTCGTGGCAAGGGAGTAGAGATTGCCGTGAGAAACGGCAAAGTGGTGGTTTGGGAAACCGCCAGTAAAAAGAAATATGAGGCCGTCATAGAGAGATGACGGTAACAGCCACTACGGGCTATCGGTAAGAGCGGAAACGCTTTTGCCGGTAGCTCTTTTTCTTTTGGTTTTAAGGCCGCAAGGCTTTGAATGGTCAGGGAAGACCTTAATCGCAAGGGGAGAAAACCCTACCAAAAACGGAAAATAGTGCTGAGTGAACAGCCTTGTTAAACGCAGGAGGTATTTGTTATGGCAAAGATTGACACCAGCAAGATTGAGGGGTATGCGAACATGACCCCTGAGCAGAAGCTGGCCGCTCTGGAAGGGTTTGAGTACGAGGACAACTCCGCAGAGCTGGAAAAGCAGAAGAACGCTCTTTCCAAGGCCAATTCTGAGGCCGCTGAGTGGAAGCGGAAGCACAATGCTCTTTTGTCCGAAGAGGAAAAGAAGAAGCAGGAAGACGCTGACAAGCTGGCTCAGATGGAACAGGAGCTTGCCGATCTCCGTAAGGGCAAGACCGTTTCTGAGTACAAAGCCAAGTTTGTAGCCCAAGGCTACGACGAGGCCCTGGCTGAGGAAACCGCTAAGGCCCTGGCTGACGGCGATAGTGCTAAGGTCTTTGCCAACCAGAGCAAGTTCCTCGAAGAGTATGCGAAGAAGGTCAAAGCTGACGCAATCAAAAAGACCCCTAAGCCCGGTGCGGGTGCCGGTTCCGGCTCTGGCACCGAGGATGCCGTAGATTACGGTAAGAAGATCGAAGAGGCGCAGAAGAACGGTGATATTACCGCTGTCGCCTACTATACACGCCTGAAAGCCCAGGCTGAGGCCGAAGCCAAGGGTGAATAACCAGTAAAGGAGAGATTGATTTATGTCCGACACTCTGGCTACCAGTTTCGGGGTACTGAATTACTCCGGTATGCTCTTCAATAAGGGTAATACCCGCTGTCCCCTGTCCTCCATCATCGGCGGCAGGGCTAAGACCACCAATCATGTTGAGTTTGTGACCGGCCAGGAGTACACCACTGGCGGCGGCGAGCAGCCTGCTATCAGTGAAACCGCTTCTCTGACGGCACCGGAGGCGAGTGTGATTACCCGCACCCAGAAGACCAATGTGACTCAGATTTTCATGGAGGCCGTAGGCATTTCCTATGCCAAGCAGTCCAACATGGGCACCCTGTCTGGCCTGAATGTTGCCAACCAGCAGGCCAATCCCATCAATGAACTGGACTTCCAGGTTGCGGCGAAGATGCAGAAGGTCAACCGGGATATTGAGTTTACCTTTATTCAGGGAACCTTCAACAAGGCCACTTCTGATGCCACCATCAACAAGACCCGTGGACTGGTGGAGGCGATTACCACCAACACCAAGGCCATGTCCAGCAAGCCTCTCGGCCTGTGGGACATTGCTGACATGGTGAAGAAGATTTACGGTGCCAATGCTCCCACCGATGGCCTGTGCCTGTGGTGTGACGCTACCACGCTGTTCCAGGTCAATGCTGACGCTGTTCAGAATGGCCTTACCGTGGTTCCTGCTGCCCGTGAGATCAACGGTATCGCCCTGTCCAGTGTGGTCACTCCCATCGGCGTGGTGTATCTGTACCTGGGCGAGTGTCTTCCCGCTGGTACGGCTCTGCTGTTGAACCTGAATGTGATCGCTCCCGTGTACCAGCCTGTCCCCGGAAAGGGCAACTTCTTCCTGGAGCCTCTGGCGAAGACCGGTGCCGGTGAGAAGTATCAGCTCTTCGGTCAGATTGGTCTTGACCATGGCCCTGAGTGGTATCACGGCAAGTTCACCGGCATTGCTCAGAGCTTCACCGCTCCCAAGTACAGCCGGAGCGTGTTCATTGCTAACGATGAAACCAATCCCGTTGCTACCAAGGAAGTAGTTGCTGGCTAAGGAAAGGATAGGTGGAAAGTCATGACCGATACTGAAAAGCTGACCATGCTGAAAGCTATGACCGGCGAGAAGGACGAGAGTGTACTTTCCACCTACCTTTCTATCGCTGGAAACAAAGTCCTGAAACGGGCTTATCCCTTTGACAGCACCGTGACCGTGGTTCCAGACCGGTATGCCTACAATCAAGTGGAGATCGCCGCTTATCTGGTGAACAAGCGTGGGGCTGAGGGAGAAACGGCGCACAGCGAGAACGGTATTTCCCGTTCCTACGAGGACGGAGATGTGCCACCTACGCTACTGCGTGAGATTGTTCCCTGTGCCAGCCTTATCGGAAAGGAACCGGTGGTATGAGAGTCATGGAGCGCAACAAATCTGCCTACTGGTATCTGCTGTATGACAGAAAAGAGCCGGTAAAGAATGAAGAGGGTCATGAAACGGGCGATACCCGTGTGGTCTACAAAGAGGCCGTGAAACGGCGGGACAATGTTTCCGCCGCAACCGGTTCAGCTCAGGTGGAACAGTTTGGCAACTTCATCTCTTATGACAAAGTGATTGTCACGGACGATCTCACTTGCCCGATTGATGAAAATACCGTCCTGTTCATCGACAAATCACCTGAATATGACGATGACGGAAATCCTCTTTATGACTACATCGTGAAGCGTGTTGCAAGGAGCCTCAATTCCATCTCTTACGCTGTGAGCAAGGTGACGGTATCGTGAAGACAATCAAAATTCCTTTATCCGTGGCCGGTATTGACAACGCCATTCGAGAGATTAACCGGTATCAAAGCTGGTTGAAAGCGAAGACAAGTGTTCTGTTGGACAGGTTGGCGCAAGAAGGTCTGTCGGTAGCCTCCGCCAACTTCGCAAAGGCAGCGTATGACGGCACCAATGATGTGTCTGTGTCTGTGGAGCAGAGAAGGGCCGGAGTTCGGGCCGTGGTCGCTGTGGGGGCATCGGTACTTTTCATTGAGTTCGGCACCGGCGTGACCTACCCGGATAACCACCCGGAAGCCGCAGAACAGGGTATGCGCCGTGGAGAATATGGGGCAGGTCACGGTAAGCAGCCGTCTTGGGGTTACTACGGAGAACCCGGTACGAATGGTGTTGTTCACACTAAAAAGGACGGAAAGGAAGTAGTCATCACCCAGGGCAATCCGGCCAATATGTCCATGTATGAAACTGTAAAACACTTGGAGGGTATCTTGCCCGGACTGGCAAAGGAGGTATTTCGATGATTGATGTGGAGAGTCAAATCTACACACCGATTGCGGTAGCCCTCCGGGAAACTTTTCCTGGTATTGATGTGAGCGGCGAGTATGTGAAAGCTCCATCCGCTTTTCCTCATGTGAGTATCGTAGAACAGGACAATTACCCCACTCTGGAACATTTAAGTACCAGCGACAAAGAGCAGTTCGCAACGCTGATGTATGAGGTAAATGTCTATTCCAATAAATCGACCAGTAAGAAAAGCCAATGCCGGAACATCATGAAGGTCATTGATGATCTCATGTATCAGCGTAATTTCACCCGCATTTCCCTGTCCCCTATCCCCAACTTAGAGAACGCAAGTATCTACCGCCTTGTAGCTCGGTATCGGGCAGAAACAGACGGTACAAATCTTTACAGGAGGTAAGTTGAAATGGCGATTAGCACCTATAAGGTCTTTCTGATGAAAAAGAAGACTACCCCCGAAGAAACCTATGAAAAGCTGGTTGACATTAAGGAGTTCCCCGACCTGGGCGGTGAACCCGAAATGCTGGAAACCACTACGCTGTCCGACAATATGCAGACCTATATTGCCGGTATTCAATCCCTCGACGGCCTGTCCTTCACGGCAAACTACGATATGACTACCTTTAAGAAGCTGAAAGAGCTGGAAGGTAAGGAAGACAGCTATGCCGTCTGGTTCGGTGGAACCGAGTCCGGTGGTGTTGTCACTCCTGATGGCTCCAACGGCAAGTTCGCCTTTAAGGGCCAACTGTCTGTATTCCCTGTGGGCGGTGGTGTAAACGAGGTCGTGGACATGAACATTTCCATTGCCCCGTCTACCCCCATCACTTTCTCTGACACCTAATCACAACGGCCTGACGATAAGGAGGATTTATCATGGCTAAGACTCTGACAATCAAAGACCCTGTTTCCGGCGAGAGTTATACGCTGGAATATACCCGCAAGACCGTAGAGATCATGGAGAAGCAGGGCTTCATTGCGGAAGATGTTGACCGCAAGCCCATGACCATGCTCCCGGCTCTGTTTGCCGGTGCGTTTATCGCTCGGCACCGCTTCGTAAAGAGAGAGGTCATTGACCGCATTTATGCCCGTCTGCCCCGGAAAGACGAGCTTCTGCCGAAACTGGTGGAGATGTATAACGAACCCATTCTCTCTCTGATGGAAGAGCCTACTCCTGACGAGGGTAGCGAGGGAAACATGGACTGGACTGCCAACTGGTAAGCGGGTTGCAGTCCGATGAACGAGGGGGCGGTGGCGTAGTTCGCCCCGCTCCCCGTTTCGCTTACACGGAAAAGTTTTATGAAGTGTTCCCCTTCTACTTGGCAATCGGTATGACTGCCGAACAATATTGGGACGGAGATTGTGAGCTTGTCAAATACTACCGTAAAGCCGCAAAAATTCGACAAGATTTGAAAAATCAAGATGCGTGGTTGCTGGGAATGTATATCTATCAGGCGATTGGCAATCTGGCCCCCATCCTTCGGGCTTTTGCGAAAAAAGGCACCAAGGCTGTGCCTTATCCCGATCAGCCGTTTGCGCTGAACACCATGCAGAAAGGGGAAAAGGAGCAGGCCAAACAGGAAAAGCAGGACGAAAAGGCAAAAGCCTATTTCCAAGCATTGGCTATGTCGTTCAACAAGAAATTTCAGGAGAAAGGTGGTGGCGTAAATGGCTGATAATGTGGAAATTCAGGGTTTGGAATTTCAAATCCAAGAGAACAGCGCAGGGGCCGTAGCCGGGCTTGAAAATCTGAAAAAGGCTCTGAGCGGGTTGAAATCTGTGACCGGCAGCAGCGTCAAGGGGCTTGACAGCACCAGCAAGAGTATTCGGGAATTGAAGAACGCTCTCTCCGGCCTGAACAGCGGTGATATGTCCCGGAAGTTGACGCAGATTGCCTCCGGCCTGAGAGCATTGGAACAGGTCAGAGGGGTCAAGATTTCCAGTTCTATCCCTAATCAGCTTAACGCTCTCAATGCCGCCCTGAAAAATGTCAAGTGGACGGACGGGGACAAGATCAGAACCCTTGTAGATGGTCTGCGTCCTCTGTCTGAGCTTGGAAGAGCCAACATGACTTCCTTCATCAATCAGCTCGGAAAACTCCCGGCATTGATTGACGAGTTGGAAAAGGCAGATGTTGACAAGTTCACTCGCCAGATGAAGGAGCTTGCCGCCGCTATGAAGCCTTTTGCGGATGAAATGCAGAAGGTGTCCAATGGATTTTCCGCCTTTCCGTCCAGAATACAGAGGTTGATTGCCAGCACAGACCGGTACAACAATTCTGTAAACCGGGCCACTACCGGTACTAAAGCGTGGTCTAACGCTCTCACAGGTATCAAACTTTCCACGGTACTTTACGCCTCTAATCGAATTGGTGCCGCGCTTGCCGGATATATGTATCAGGCTTCCGAATGGGAAGGTATCATGTATCGCTTTGGTCGAGCTTTTGGCAAAGAGGCAGAAGAAAATTACAAGTGGATTAACCGCCTGAACGCTGAGTTGCAAATCAATGTTCAACAGTTCATGCAGTATGCTTCCATCTACGGCACTATGCTGAAAGGCTTCGGTGTCGCACAGAAGGACGCTGCGGCTATGGCTATGAACTATACCGAGCTGACTTATGATATTTGGGCCGGTTACAATGACATTTACAAAAGTTTTGAAGACGCTGCCGTTGCTGTGCGCTCTGCTATTGCCGGTGAGGTTGAACCCATCCGTAGAGCCGGTTTCACCATCGTGGACTCTCAGTTGAAGATCACGGCGGCAAATTACGGTATTGCGTACAGCACTCAAAGCGCAAGCGAGGAATTGAAGTCCTATCTGCGGTATCTGACCCTGATTGACCAGGCTAAGGCGCAAGATTTGATTGGCACTTATGCCCGTGAGATGACTACCGCAGAAGGACTTATGAGAACTTTGCGCCAACAGCTTACTTCTCTGTCCCAGGCATTTGGCTCTTTCCTTCTTCCTGCTTTGGTAAAGGTTTTGCCCTATGTGCAAGCCTTTGTGGAGCTGATTGGGGAAGCGATTGCGGCTCTGGCACAACTCTTTGGCATTGACTTGAAGCCGGTGGATTTCGGAGTCAGCTCTGGTGCCTCCGCAGCCGGGGACATGGCCGATAACCTTGGTGACGCTGCGGGTGCCGCAAAGAAGCTGAAACAGTACACCGCTGGTTTTGACGAGCTGAATGTTTTTGACCCTAATCAGGGAGCCGGGGGAGCTGGTGCCGGTGTTTCCGGTGGAGGCTACGAGGGTGAGTTTGATATTGATAAACTGTGGGACGAGAGCATTTTTGAGAACATCAATTCCCAGGTTGACGAGCTTAAAGAAAACCTGAAAGGTGTTCTTTCCACTGTGACCAGTATTGCGGCGGGTATTTTGGCGTGGAAGGTCGCCAAGGATTTTTTAGCGGCCTTGAAACTTCTGAAAGAACTGAACTCCAAGAATTTTGCCTTCAAACTGGACTTCAAAGTTCTCGGTTTGTCCATGTTCCTTGCTGATTTGAAGGAATTTGAAAGGTATCTGAAAGATTTCCTGGACAACGGCCCTACTTTCCAGAATGTTGCCGGTATGATTAGTTCCTTTGCCGGTATGGTGGGGGACGCTCTGATTATGCTCGGCGGTTTGAAGGTCGGTGGTGCGCTGAAAGTCATTCAGGGTATCGGTGAGATCGTCATTGGTATCAGCGACATTGCGGAGAACGGTGTCAATGCGGAAAATGCCCTGACTGTCATCCGAGGATTGACTAATATCGCCATTGGTATCGGCGTGTTCACCGGAAATATCAAGTTGGCGGCATGGAGCGTAGCCATTCAAGGCTTCACCACCATCATCCGTGAGATCGCTACAAATTGGGACGCTATCAAGCAAGGCGATTGGAGCGGTGTGGACAAGGTGGCTCTGATTATTGGCGGTTTGGAAATCCTGGGCGGTTTGGTAGTCGCTCTTGATGTATTTTCCAAGTTGAAGGGTATCTCTAACCTGGGCAATGCCACTACCGCTATGAACACACTCTCCAATGCTACGGGAACGATTGATACTACCGTTAGTACCCAGCTCTCCCCCAAGCTGAAATCTCTGGCGAAGAACCTCGGCCTTGGTGTGGTAGTCATTGCCGAAGTTGCTGCGGCGGCAATTATCTTTACCGGGGCAATCGCCATCATGGGCCATGAACTCGAAGAAGTTGGTAAAGCATGGGAACCTGTCATTGAAAACGGAACCACCGTTGCAACTGCAATCGGTATTGGAGCTGGTATCTTGGGTGCGGTCGGTTTAGCTGCATACGCCCTGGGAACCGGAGGTAAGACCATTGCCTTGAATATCGGCATCGGAACCGCTATCTTACTGGAACTCGGCGTAGCTACCGGTCTGTTCTTGGTAGAAATTTGGGCCGTAGGTAAGGGGCTTGACGAGATTGGTCAGGCATGGCAACCGGTTTTGGACAACGGCGAAGAGATTGCTACCGCCATTGGTGTAGGCACCGGCCTTTTGGTTGGCGTAGGTACTGTGACGGCAGCTCTTGGCGCAATCACTATCGGTACGGCGGGGTTGCTTCCTGCGGCAATCGCCTTGGGAGCTGGTATTCTGGCAGAAATGGCCCTGGCTTGTATCGGTTTGGTGGAAAGCCTACGAGCTGTTGCGGACGAATTGAACAATAACCTTGCCCCTTCTCTCCGGGACTTAAACAGCACTCTTCCCCAGCTTACCGATGATATGTCCGATTTTGTGGATTTCATGTCTACTTTTGCCGGGGAGATCAGTTCCTATACTGACTCTATGGGCGGTATCACTTGGGACAGCATTGTAAGCGGCTTCCAGAAGCTCTTTGCCGGTAATCCTATCGGTGACTTCGCTGACGATGTGAACGCCATCTACACGGACACTAAGAGCTTGAATGACGAACTGCGGCTTGCAAACCCGGAACTGCAAACCGCTGTAACCCTGCTGACACAGTATGCCGCTCTTATGGAGCAGCTTGGTATTCTGACGCAGGAAAACGGTACGGCAAATCTGGCAACTGGCATCTTTACCAATCTGCAAGTCTGCGGTGAGCAGCTTGTGACTGGCTTCTCCACTGGCATGACGAATAAAATGCCTCTCATTCAAGCCAATGTGGAGCAGATAAAGACCACCCTTGACACCAACTTCAATACGCTGGTAGACGGGGTTGTGCAGAAGTGGCAGACCGGTTTGAACACCATGAACACAGACTTTACCACTTTCCGTACAAATACGCTTCTCGGCTTCACAGACTTCCAAACGCAGATGACCACTGGCATGGACGATTTTACGACCACCTTCCCGAAGGGATGGAGTTCCATGTGGAGAGGCATGACCAATACCGCTATCATCCAGTGGAACTCTACTCTGAACGCAATGGAAAGAGGCATGAACAATGCCATCCGCTCACTCAACAATGTTATCCGTCAAATCAACAAGGTATCGAAATTCACCGGTATTAGTCTGAGCTATTTCAGTGAAATTAGCGTAGACCGTATTCAGTATATGGCTGAGGGCGGTTTTGTGGATGAAGGGCAACTCTTCATTGCGAGAGAGGCTGGGGCCGAGATGGTGGGTGCCATGGGACGGCGTACCGCTGTTGCCAATAACGACCAGATAGTTGAAGGTATTTCCGCTGGCGTGTCCGTTGCCAATGATGGTGTGATCGCCGCTATCTATGCACTCATGAATATCATCGAGGACAAGGATTTGTCTGTGTCCATCGGTGATGATGTAATTGGCCGGTCTTATGACCGGTACAACCGGAGCAGAGGTGTCCGAGTGAACAGTGGTGCCTTTGCCAACGCCTACTAAGGGGGTAAGGATATGGCAGCATTTATCAAGATCAATGGTCGTGAATATCCTTGCCCCCGCAGGGGGCTTAACCTCATGACCGCTACCATCGTGGACTCCGCCAGAAACGCAAATGCTGTGGTGGTAGGTCAGGTGGTAGGCCGTGAACAGCAAAAAATCGACAATCTGGAATGGGCTTATCTGACTGCGGAACAGTGGTCGAGCCTGTTGCAAGAATTTAGAAATTTCTATGTGATGGTCACTTACCCGGACATGGTGAACAACACATGGACTACCCGGAAGATGTACCCCGGTGACAGAACGGCAGAGCCATTCCATCTTGACCCGGAAACGCAACTTCCCATTGATTACATTAACTGCAAAGTTAATCTCATTGACTGCGGAGAGCCGTTGTAAAGGAGGGCCGATATGAAATCTGTAAGTAACGCTTACAAGTTGAGTATGCGTGGCCTCCTTCGCAACCGCTCCTATGTCCGTATTACCTTCGGAAATGTGGACACAACAGCCGCAACGGACGGTGAGTGGGTAAGCAATGGGGAGCTACCTTTTTCTGAATTTGAAACGGTGGATTATCCTTATCAGTATGGGAGTCCCTATGCCGTTTTGGAATTAAATAGGTGGGCATTGGATGGTAAAGCTCTCATTCTTCCCACCAGTGGAACGGTGCAGGACGGTTTTGCGTCCAACCACATGAGTGACGCTGAGGGAGCGTTCAGCACCCCAGCAGTTATTACCCGGCAGTTCTCTACTCCCCACACCTTCCCCGGTCTGACGCTGACTTTTGATACCCGGTATCAGGAATGGCCCTTGCAGATCACCGCAAGGTTTTATCTGAGCAATGCCCTGGTTGATACCCAAGTAGTACCTGTGACCGGCGTAGAGGTTGTGATAAACACGAGAGCGGCCCAGGTAGACAAGGTGACGATCACCTTCGACATGGCTCTGCCATATCGGAGGCCCAGGCTGGAAGAGGTTCTGTACGGCCTGAATAAGCAATTTGTGAACAAGGATATTATTTCCACCCAACAAAAGCATGATGTTGACCCTCTAAGTCGCAGACTGCCTACCGAAACGATGGAGTTCACCATCATTGACTACGAACACAATTATGACCCTGATAATCCGGCTGGCATCTATGCTTATGTGGATAAGAACTCTCCCATTGAAATCCAATTCGGCTATGAACTGCCGGACGGCTCTGTGGAGTGGATTAAATCTGACAAGTATGTGCTGAATGGCAAGCCCACTACCAAAGATAACCAGACAACCTTTACCGGAACCGGTCTGATTGGGAGTCTGACGAAAACCTTCTATAAAAGCAAACTTGGTTCTAAAAGCCTGTTTGCCATGGCAGAAGAAGTTCTGTTGGACGCTGATTTGACCCTGACAGAACAGGGAACGCACCCGTGGGAGATTGACGAGAGCTTGAAGCAGATGTTCACTACGGCGGCTCTTCCTATCGACACGCACATGAACTGCTTGCAGTTAATCGCTCATGCGGCCCGTTGCCGTTTGTTTACGGACGATGACAACATCATCCATATCAAACCCTTCGGTGTGACCGTGACGGGTATTTACAGCGGCCAGTGGGCCGACAACGGCCATCTCTGGTACAGCGAGTGGGAAACGGTGGATAAAGGCAATACCAGCGAGAACACTTATGCCGTATTTGAGTTGAACCGTTGGACGCTGGACGGCGGCAATCAGGTGATTATTCCTGATGATAACCCCAACGGGAGAGGATATATCAGCGAGGCCATGACAAATGCGGAAGGAACATTCATAACGGCTCCGGTTTTTACCAGAACCTTTGATGTGTCCCATGACCTCCCCGTGGTCGCTATCCGCTTCGATACGCCCATGGACGAGTACCCCGCCTCTATTCAGGTGAAGTATTACAAAGACACTGTTCTGCTGGACACGCAGACGGTTCCGGTCAATTCCATAGAAGTGTTTGTATCTTCCTCTTTGGCGATTGACTGCACCAAAATTGAGGTATCTTTCCTGAGCGGACTCCCCTATCGGAGAATGAGGGTTAGTAAGGTCTATTACCGGGAAACTGACTTCACTCTGGATTTCTCTTCTATCGCAGAAAATAGTCAGGCGATTTCCAAAATTGACGAGCTGAAAGCCGTCACCGTGGCCCGGTACTCTTACGCTGCCAGTGACAGCACCACCAATCTTTACGAGGAAACGACCACCGAAACTGAACTTCATGTTGAGTTCTCTGGTCTTGCACAAGATATTCAAATCAATGTGTCTGGCGGAACGCTGGTATCTTCCAACATTTACGCCAGAGCTGCGGACTTGGTGTTATCCTCCGGCACCAAAACCGTAACCATTACCGGACGGACTTTACAGGAGAACTCGGTGGTCGTTTCCTACCCCGTAGCTCTCACCGGAGAAGTAGACAAGGAGGAAAATCCCTTAATCACCAATGACAGTATGTGCCTCGCTCTGGCAAACCATGTAAAAAATTATCTGCAAATGCGGAACACTTATGACGCAGATTACCGTGGAAACCCGGAAATGGAGGTAGGCGACATTATTGGTCTGCAAACTCGGTACACCAATGAAATGGACGCTCTGATCTTGGTAGATGAAATCTCCTTTAACGGCTCTCTGAGCGGAAAGATGAAGGTGAAAGGCTTGATATGAGTATTATCAATGAACTTGTCTACGACCGCACACAAGCCGATGTAGACCGGGTCTATACCCTAAAGAACAAAATCCTCACGGGAGGGCTTGCCGCCCTCACCGCTGAGGAAAAAGCTGAATATCTGACCGGGATGAAAGGTGCCTATAACTACACAGACTTCAACCGGCTCGGAGAGGCAATCACCTATCTGGTAGAGCAAATGAAAAAGCTGGACATTCATGATAGCTCCATTGTCCCGAAGGTAGATTGGGTCATGGGAGATACCCCAACACAGAGCCAGGTAAGAAACCTCCTGAGCTGCCTGACAAAATTGAGGGCAAAGCTCTCCTTACCGGACAATGCTCCGTCTGTGCCGAACTCTCTGGACAAGTTGACCTATCAAACGGCAAATGACATGGAACTTCTGCTTTGGATGATTGACCAGCGAATTACGCAGACAACCGCAGCGTTCCACTATTCCGGGACGATGTATTGTGGACAATAAGGAGGAACTTATAGCATGAAAGACACCAGCATCAAGGGCAATGGAAAGTCCAGTATCATTAAAGCCCCTTCTGATATGCCCGAAACCTTTGAAGCGTGGCGGGAACAGCTTCTCGCCGGACAAGGCTACCTTGATGTGCGGTTGAATACCGATACAACCGGGGAAAACGCCGGGTGCAATGAAATCGGCACCGCTCTGAATAAGGCCAATTTGCTGAATGATACCACGAAAGCGGCCTTGGAATTGACCCAGGCAGACCCCACGGTGAATGACGCTTTGTATGCCCTGAGCCAGAAGGGTTCTCCCGCTGAGGTTCATGTGATCGCAGACAACGGAACCCAGGTCACAATGAGTAAGGGAAGTAAAGTTCTGACCGCTCAGGTGTCCAGTGGTGAAGCGGTTCTCTACCCTGCCGAGTTGGGCGATTGGAGTATTAAGTACACCTTTGACGGCTCTCAGAAAACTCGGACTTGGACTCTGGAAGTCATTGGTATCGTCTATGTCTATCCCTTCGAGATTGGAGCTACCCTGAACGATACCGATTGGGAAGATATTGAACTTTGTGGCCGCCTGGGTATGGCGGAAAAATTCTTCAAGGTGGGAGATACAAAGACTGTAAACATCGGCGGCACTAACTACGAGGTACAGATTATTGATTTCAACCATGACGATAAAGTATCTGGTGGTAAGGCCCCCATGACATTCCAGCTTGTGGACTGCCTCAATCAGACGGCACAGATGAATAGCAGTAACACCAATACCGGAGGCTGGAACGGCTCTGCCATGAGAACCAGAATGGCTACCTATAAGAGCCAACTTCCGGCAGCTCTTCGGAATGTCATCAAGACCGTCAAGAAGAAATCCGGCACCGGTGGCGGAAGTTCCAGCGGTACGCAGACCACCAATGATGACCTGTTTCTGCTGTCCGAAATTGAGATTTTTGGCACGACCACTTACTCGGTAGCCGGTGAGGGTACACAGTACGCTTGGTACAAGGCCGGGAACACCAGAATTAAGAAGGTCAACGGTTCTGCGAACAACTGGTGGGAGCGTTCGCCTTATAGCGGCGACGCCTACCGTTTCTGCTTTGTGGACAGTTCGGGCGACGCCGCCAATGGCAGCGCCAACAACTCTTATGGCGTGTCCTTCGGCTTCTGCGTTTAATCCAATATCTGCGAAATCCCGCCCCGTAAGGGGCGGTATAGGAGGGGAATTATGTCAGTCATTAAATCTAAACGGGGAGAAAGCCCAATGCAGTTCATCGAAACCGCAAGAAAACTGGAAGCCCACACTTTTTCCGTTGTCACCAAGGCTCCTAAGCGGTACGGCCCCTATCTCCTTTACAAGCTCATGGCTCTTGCTACCACGGTTCATGACGAGGTTCGGGCGGCAAATAATATCTATCCGAGAAACCAGCATGAAGCGCAAATGCGCCGGGACTGCCTGATAAGAGCCAATATTGCCCTCCAAAATCTCAGTCCAAAGCTGACCTTGCTCTATGACGCTATTCTTCAAAACCCGGAAAAATGCCCGTGGATTGACCACGCCATGCAGGAGTTCGGAGAGTACATCAAAGAGGAAGCGAAGTTGATCGCAAAAGTGAAGAAAGCTGACAGCGAGAGGTATAAAGACCTCCCGGTGTAAGTTTTCAGATATGGGTCAAGTCCTGTCATCCGTTTATTGTTCTGCGAACAACTGGTGGGAGCGTTCGCCTAATAGCGGCAACACCAACAATTTCTGCAATGTGAACAGTTCGGGAAACGCCAACAATAACAACGCCAACAACTCTAATGGCGTGTCCTTCGGCTTCTGCAACTTCGTATGGGTCAGTCGTAGTAACCCCGTTGGGTGAAATCAGTACCCTTTGCAGAAGGAGGGCTTGTACCCTGCCGAAAGGCTAAAACTTCCGGGTATATCGTTTGAAATATACCCTTTCCGGCAACGGGAACTTCCGATGTAGTCAGCCGGACGCTGCTTGCATGGTGAGCGATTGTACGGTAGCTCATTTCATGGCTGGTACTACTATGCAGTTAGAACCCGTACCCCACAATAATACTGTACGGAGGGAACCCTTTTTATGACGAGTGAGGAACGAAGGGAAATCCGTTATCAACGCAGGAAAGCAAAGAGGGACGAGGCTCGTCTAAAGCGAAGTATGGCCTGTGGAGATTTTGATGAAGTCTTTTCGTTCCGGCATCTATATCTCTCTGCGAAAAAGTGCTGTAAAGGAGTGTACTGGAAAAGTTCTACACAAAGGTATATCAGCAATCTTATCCCAAATATCTCTGAAACCCTATTATCCCTGAGAAATGGCACCTTTATTCACCGAGGCTTCCATGAGTTCTACATCATGGAGCGTGGCAAGAAACGGCATATTCGCTCTGTTCATATCTCGGAGCGGACAGTCCAGAAATGCCTATGTGATTACTGTATTGTGCCAATCTACTCCGCCTCTTTCATCTACGATAACTCCGCCAGCTTGAAGCACCGTGGAATGGACTTTGCCCTACGGCGGATGGTCTATCACTTGGAACGGCATTTTCGCAAGCATGGTTTGGCTGGTGGCATCTTGATCTATGACTTTAAGAGCTTCTTCGATGACGCTCCACATGAACCCCTGCTGGCGGAAGCGGAAAGACGGCTCCACGATGACCGTATTCGGGCTTTACACAACAGCTTCATTGCGGATTTTGGCCCGGTAGGGCTTGGTTTAGGCAGTCAAATCAGTCAGACAAATGCTCTGTTGCTGCCGAGTCCGCTTGACCATTACTTCAAAGAAGTCCTGGGGATTGAGGGATATGCCCGGTACATGGATGACGGCTACGCTATTCATGAAGACCTGGATTATCTAAAGGGCGAATGTATGTTGGGATTGGAAGAGGTCACTCAGCACCTTGGACTCCGGCTCAACTGGAAGAAAACCAGGGTTGTTCCTCTGGTAGACTTCTACCGATGGTTGAAAACTAAGTTCATCGTCACACCGCAGGGGAAAGTGATCTTGAAGATGAACCCGGCTTCTACCAAAATCATCCGGCGCAAGCTCCGTTCTTTTTACCAGAAGTGGCAGATGGGTGAAATGACCTTGGCTGATATTCGCAATTCAGTGGATAGCTATAACGGCCACATGATGCGAGGCAACAGTTACAAGGTGAGAAAACGAACTAATCAGTATTTCAAATCCATGTTTGGTTTCTATCCGAACAAGAAAGGTTGGGAAAGAAATGTATCGAATGTTAAAAGGAGAAGTTGTACTGGCAACAGTTACGAACCCTGTTTGGGTCAAAAAGCAGGATAACGGCAGCTATGGCCTGTGTAGTGAGCAGGAGGCTCAGGGTGTCGTGATTGAGGGCACCGTGTACCATGTAGAAGGTAGGGACGAGTTGGACGGTACAGAGAGTGTTGTAGTGACCGAAATCAGCGAGATTGCCTACCAGAAAGAGCAGGAGGCAATCATACAGAGAAAAGCGGAGCAGGAGGAAGTAGACGCTATTGCGGCGGCGATTGAGAGAGGGCTTGCGTTATGAATAAGAAGATGTTGGACGCATTGGCGAGTGCAATCTATGTGTCAAAGTTAAGTCTGGCTGGGGAAACCGTAACGAAGGATGACCAGAAAATCAGGGCCGCAGGATTGTACCCTGATTGGGAGGCTGGAAACCACGCCAAGGGCGAAATCTATAATACCCATGCCGGGGACAGCTTGGGCAATGAGTGGGAGCAGACTTGGGAGTGCTATCAGGCTTACGACAATGCCTCCTATCCAAGCCTTATTCCCGGCGACCCCTCCTGGTACACCTTCAATCGGCCTCTGCATGGTAAGACAAAGGAAACCGCTCGGCCTTTTGTCCCCGTTCAGGGCGCACATGATATGTACCGTACTGATGAGTACATGATCTTCACGGACGGGAAAGTGTACCTCTGTAAGCAAGATACCAACTTCTCCCCCACTGATTATTCTCAGGCTTGGGAGGTAGTGGAATGACGGAGGCAATCATTGTAGCTATTATCACGGGTGGGCTGGCTCTGCTTGGCACCATCTATTCCAGCAACAAGACCACTCAGGCCATGAACGCCAAACTGGACAGGCAGCAAGCGGTTACGGAAACGAAGCTGGAAGACCTCACCCGTGAAGTCCGGGAACACAACAATTTTGCCAAGCGTATGCCCGTGGTTGAAGAGCAAATCAAGGTCATTAACCACCGCATTTCCGACCTGGAAGAGTTTCACAAGCCTGTTTGACTGAACATTTTCAGTGTATCTACTAATTATTTTCAGTGACCAATAGTGAGTTTAGTGAATGATTTTAAGTTTTTGCTATAAAGTCCCCTTAGAGAGCGTCCCTATAAGAGAGTTTATGGTAAAAATCGAAAATGGGTCACTAAACTCACCAAAATAGAAAGGAGAAGTACCATGGAAACTATCATCAAGCGTCTGTCTAATCTGCTGTCCGTCAAGTCCCTTGTGACCCTTGTGCTGACCGGTGTGTTCGCTTTTATGGCTTGCACCAATCAGATCAGCCAGGACTTCATGACCATCTATGCCGTTATCATTGCGTTCTATTTTGGCACTCAGAGCCAGAAGACGCAGGAGCTTTTGGATGATAACAAAGGAGGCAAGTAAGTCATGATGAAAGCAAGTGAGCTGGTCAGCAAGGCCCTTGACATTGCCAAGAACGATAAGACGCTGTATGTCATGGGGTGCTTCGGTGCCCCTATGACTGCGGCCAACAAGAAGCGGTACACCACCAACCATTCCTACAACAAGGCTGCGGTAAGAGTCAAGATGATTAACGCCGCTTCTGAGGACACCTTTGGGTTTGACTGCGTGAACCTTATCAAAGGCATTTTGTGGGGCTGGTGTGGCGACAAGAGTAAGACCTACGGCGGAGCCAAGTACGCCTCCAACGGCGTTCCCGATATTGGGGCAGACAAGATGATTACCACCTGTCCCGATGCGTCTGCCTCTGGCTGGGCCAGCATGGAACCCGGCGAGGTGGTGTGGACTACCGGTCACATCGGTATTTACATCGGTGACGGTCTGGCTGTTGAGTGTACCCCGAAATGGAAGAACTGTGTGCAGATCACGGCGGTAGGCAACATTGGCTCCAAGGCCGGATATAATACCCGCACCTGGAAGAAGCATGGTCACATTCCCTATGTCGAATATTCCGGGAAGGTAGATACTCCGGGTGCGGTTCCTGACGAGAAGCCGTCTACCCCTACCGCTGGTAAGGAAGTCAAGGGAACCGGTGTCGCCACCAAGTTTGACAAATCTCTGGCCGGAACCTATACGGTAACTGCCGGAAACGGTCTGAATGTCCGTAATGCCGCTGGCACCAATCAGGACATTTTGGTGTCTATCCCGAAAGGAACGAAGGTGCAGAACTACGGTTACTACACGCCCCTGAGCGGTGTAAACTGGCTCTATGTCAAGTTCACCTACCGGAATGTGACCTATACCGGGTTCTGTTCTGCGGCCTATCTGAAAAAGTGAGGATGGTATCAATGAGCGGCAAGCGAGTTGCCACGAAGCCGAAAAAGAAGGTGAAGAAGCGTACTCTTTTCACAGTCTTTTCCATGTTTAATCTGTTCTGGTACACAATCGCTGTTCTGGTTGCCAATTTCCACGACCACATGATTTCATCGGAACTGACGGTGGCCTGGTTCTCTGCGTGGACGGTGGAGCTTGCCTTGCTCTTTGGTATCAAAATCAAGGACAAATCTTCTGATGAAAGTGCAGGGTAATCATGCAAACCTTAAAGGATTTGACGCTGGACAAGCTGATAAATCTCTATGAGGGTGTGGTAGTCCATGACAGGAAACAGATTGAGGAATGGGATGGACACCGTGGGACACCTATCTACGAGATCAAGCAACGGACATTGGCGCAAGACAAAATGATTTTGGGTGCGCTGAAATGTGCCAAAGCGAACGGTTTCACCGGAGAATAAAGGAAGACACCCTCTACCGTTATGGTAAAGGGTGTCTTTTTGTTTGAACGAATATCTTTCCCCATACAATGTAGGGTTCGGATATGCGCTCAATGGTGGACTTTGACCCCTCAAATCCGAACCCCTTCTCACTGGAAGGGTCTATGCGGAAAGTCTTACTTTGGCAAGAGGTCAAGTTGTATGCTGTCGTAA